GGGCTCGGAGATGTGTATAAGAGACAGGTAATGATGTTATTCCCGTATCTCCTTTCCGCAAGATAGGAAAAGAAAAAGAGTCCATTATGAAGCAACAATATGACGAGCCTTTCTTTCTCACCAAAACAGAATTCAATGAAGTTGTCCACAAAGAATGTCCCGAAACATTGCAGCGAGTAAAAGATGTATTCGTTGTTCAATGTTGTTTCGGTTGCCGTATAGGTGATTTCAGACGATTCACTTTTGATAATATCAGCATTGAAGAAGGAATACCTTACATTCATTATTTACCTCAAAAAACACACAAGGATGGACTTATACGCACTGAGATAAAAACTCCCATCATTCGTATTGCTTATGATATTATTATGAAGTATAAAGGTAGGCTACCAAGCAATGCTTTGTTACCCTATTATCCTGATGGCAATGGTGAAACCGGGTACAATTATCAAATAAAAAAACTACTTGAATACTGTGAGATTAGCCGGAAAGTGGCAATGTTTAGTGCGGCATTGGGAACAAATGAGTACAAATCCATATATGAGATTGCAAGCAGTAAACTTGCCCGTAAAACTCATGTAGATTTAATGAATAAAGTTCAGATAGATAAATACGCAGCAGGACTTCATGCAAAAGGCAGCGGAGCTGTAGACAGATATACCGGATTAGGTATAAAAGAACGTTTTATTTTAATGTGTGCGGCTTTTGGCTGTAATCAGTATGAAGTTGACGATGATTTATCTGTAATGGAATAGGCTCACTTAGTATCTCATATTGATACTCTGTTATTTGACACCATCCCCGTAGTTGAGCAGCTACGGGGATTTTTTACTGAAAAAGAAGCGATTCATTCAACTGCCTTTTCCACAATCTCCATCACTACATGGCTTGACTCCAACCAGAACCAATACCACAACCAAAGCATAATCCCACCCAACCAAACAAAAGCCACATCAATATAGTACAAATTTAATATCCTGCTAACCAATACACATAAGAGTTCTCCGCAAAGCACATAGGCAGCAACCATAGTAACAAGCTGGTCATTGGCAACAGTTATCAAAACCAGAATGCCTATAACGGGAAGAAGGGAAATACAATCAATTAGAAGTTGTTGTTTGTCATTCATAATACAATAGGGATTAGAATACAAATATAAACATTATTTTGTATAAAACAACCCTCTATAATAGGAATTTCTGACAAAAAAGAAACGAACTATTATTACAATATAAACAAAAAGAGCGACTATTCAGCCGCCCCTTTCGCATTAACGAGATAGACATAAAAGTATCTCAAATCATCTCTGTAGATGGATGCCGAACCACTACAGAGTTTCCATTCATTCTACAGTTTCTCCTTTTTCATTCAGAAGTACCGTCACTTCTTCAGTGGATTGATTTTCCTTGGTGATGGTCAACACAACCTTATAAATCTTACCGGTTTCTTTCTCGGAAATGAAAGCCTCCTTTATTACAGCCCCCTCATAGTCCTTAGCCAAGACATTCATAACTGCCTGAGGCAAGTCTTTTACTTCCACTTTTGTGAACTCATCCTGAGGATTTTGCTGAGTTTGCTCTACAGACTGTGTTCCAGAAACCACGTAAGCAAATGCTACTGAACTGCCTAATCCCATAACCATTGCTAATGCTACCAATACTTTTTTCATAATCGTAAGTTTTAAGTAAATAAATATAGTTTTTGTATTAACTATAGAACAAACGATATGCCATGATGTACATCAGTACATAATACATTATACATCAGCATATTATAAAAACAAGAAGGAATAATTATGTGTGGAAATATGTGGAACTGAGTACCACACATGGGGAATAATTACACAATATGGATTACTTAATTCCTGGGAAATGGAACAAGGCAGCTGAATAAGCTGCCCCTTCTATAAAACAGTCAACAAACAGACATTCACTAATCAAATGACATAAACATAAGCATAAATAACCCGGCTAAAGCCATAGCAAATGCAATTACCATACAAAACTCTTTTTTCATAACTAATAATTTGGTTAAACACATATTTCCATCGCACGTTCAACAACGCACTCTTGTCTCCGACAAAACCTCAGCCGCATAAAAGCTGAGGTCCAGCATGTTCCTTTCAATATATACAATCAATTAGAGCACACAATGTTGGAACATTCTGCAAATCCAGTATAAAGAAACTGCAATGGCTGAAAGAAGGACTATACTAACACTATATACCGGATTCTACTATAAAGACAACTGCTTTTCTGAAATTCCCTACGTGACTTGAGGGAATTTTTATAAAAGAAAGGGCACGCAAACGAAAAAGCCCCGACATGTCATACACAAGGTATGAATTGTTACTGAAATCTGAAGGCAAAAATAAAGGCTGCTTATTGGGCTACCTTTCCTTTTATATAATCTATTCCCTCATTCCCCATACCTTTTTTCCAGATATTATATGTAATATATGATAAATAATCACAGTTTTCATTTATAATATTTTTATCAATACTGAACTCATTACATCTTAAAGCCTCACTGGATTTGCAATGCCTTTCAATACCTTTTTTCTTATACAAACAACATATCCTCTCGCTCGTATAATAATTCGTTTTATAATATTTACATAAGAAACAATTTCTCACATTTTCATAATTTTTATAGGCAATTACCCAACCAAAAGTCAAAGGATCTATAGTACGATTAGTATAATAATCGAATGTAATCTCAAATATAGCAGATGAATATCGATGGGTATATTCATTACAACTAATACGCTTATATAAACCTTTCATTGATTCTAATAATACGAATTTATTGAGTTGCATCCCACATGTTCTAGTAATCCCATCTTTACGCCTAAAATTATAAAACATTGTTGTCTCATCTTCTGAAATCATTCCATTTCTTATAATATCGTCTAATTCATATTCAGAGCTTAGAGCAACTTCAATAATACGCATCCCAGATTCTATCTTCTCCTTCTCACATTGATGTGAAACTAAAATCTCAATAAAAATAGGCTCATGTCTATTTTCAGAATCAGAAAGAAATAAATCAGCCCGGAAACCTTTATATGTTTTTTCTCGAGTAATTACATTGTAATAATTCTTTAAGTTAAAAGATCGGCTCGATTCTTTCTCACAATAATAAGAAGTATAGTCATCATGATTCCATAGACAATGTTCAAAATTAGAGCATCTATCTTTTGTTCTAAAAGAGATATTTAATGCACCATCTGAATTAAACCACTCTTCAAATCTTTTCTTGGCAAGAGCATGAAGATAAGTTTCATAGCTACAGTTTTGCGGTCTTATCTTATGAGCATAATGCTTTACTTTAATAGAACCTTCTTTTACAACCATTTCTCCTTTGCAATGAGGACATCGATATTCTATTCCTTTCTGAGCATTTTCAATACCAATGCAATTTTCATTCTTATCAAGAGCATACGTATATTTGAGTTCTGCCATAATATTAAAGAATCATGCTTTATTCAACAAAAGTCATATTCATTTTTATTTTTGAAAAATGGAATTATCAGTCGTCTGCACGTTGGCTAATAAGAATTCTTCTAAAGCAGCACATTCAAAAGCCGAATCAAATGGAACCGCAATAGCTACAATATATTTAGGTGACGTGCTCCAATAAGGGTTTCTAACCCGACATTTCCCTTCACCATCATAACAAATGCCAATGGCAACGGATGATTTACCTATATATAACACATTATCCTTATCGTCCATTATCAAATAGACTCCAGGCCTATCGGCATATGGTAGCATTGGAGCCAGCAGTTTTCCATATTCTCTTTCCCAGGAAACAAATCATACTTGTCACTAACTGAAAAACGTGTAAGACTTGGGTGACGATACTTCTCTTCGTATAATCTCACTAATTTTAAAACCTCATCTAATTTTGCCATTCTTGGTTACTCTGTTTTTTAAATCATCGAATCCCTTTTGCCAAAAACACATATCTACAACTTTCATTGATGGATAGCGGTAGTGAAGTCTTTCAGAAATATATCTTTGGCATTGCTGTATTGTATCTTTATTGCTCTGAGAACAATCAATTATCCGCTTTAATAATTCTTCGTCAAACTGCTTGCCTTGACAATGAAATGCCCGCTTAAACAAGTCATCCAATGCAGGAACACAGCCAATGGTTCCTAACATGATTTTAGTAATCAGAGTATCTGTCGCAGCAAGGTTTAAGGATGAAGTCTTATTTTCCGGTTTATAATATGTGATTTTACTGTAGTAATCCTTGAGCGCATTGTACAACTCCATTATTTGAGAAACATCATCCATTGTAAACCATTCTTTTCTTAGGGAATGAAATTTCCTTATTATGTTTACGGCATCCATATGAATCGTATAATCTTTCCAAAGTATTCCACAACTACCTCTATACATTCCCCAACTCGCTAAATAAAAAGCAAGGTGAAGAGATAAATAATCTACTGAATCTGAATTACCGAATACCGTATAGCAATATTCCCATGATTTAAAACGATGATTTGAGTCTTGAACCATATTACTCAAATATTTGTCAACGCTACTTTTTTCTATATCTAAAATAGGAGAGGTCATTTCTATATAGCTAATTGTTTGACTCAATAAATTCCTTCAACCGATATAATCTATCAATGGCCAGATTATAGAAAGCATCCGGATAATGCTGCTTAATATCGCAGATATTCGCATTAACATACAGAGAGGTGTCAAAGATATGTTCTGCCTCACTTAATGTCACCTCTTTGGGTAATAGTGCGTTCTCAGCCCATTTCATTAAGGCATTCACGCTTTCTTCGTCATAATTGTATGCCATATTTTTTTGTTGCAAAGATAAATCATAGCAGAGAGAAGCCAAAGAAAAAAGGTCGCTTATTGGACTGCTTTACCTATCAAAACCTTACGATGTAAGAATGATGGATGCCTATTACCTAATCCCACCAAGAAAACAACTTGTAAGTTCTGATTTTATTATATAGATACCACGCCTTATATCTTCTCAATTCCTCTTTATGAATAATTTCAATATCATAATCATCTGTCGGGAAATTAAATAGGCAGAACCTTGATGCATTTTTAGTGTTAATGTATAGATTCCTACAAGCTATTATATGCGGACTTTCTACCATTTCATACATACCGTCATCTCTACGCATAGTCTTCATTCCTGAAAATTCCAACTGCAAATTATCTTTTTCGAGCACAATATCCAATAGGCCAATACAAAGTTGCAAGTCTCTTGCCACTATAGGCATTTTATCCGAACGCGTACACTTTTTAAAGTATTCATACATTTCTATTATTTTCTTGCGCTCTATTTCCAATAAAAACGTATAATCCCAATCAAAATCCTTTTCTAAAAGCCTGCACCACGAATTAATCTTTGCACGTTTATAGTTGGACTCAGACCTATTTCTTCTTTGTTTCATATCTAATACTATTATTATTTGTTCTTACTTTCAGATAATCATATTTGAGTTTGTATCAACTTAGATATAAAAGAAAGTAGGCACTGGAATACTTTTAACTAATCATTTCTTGTATAAAAAGCCCCGACGGAAGCCGGGGCATATATACGATTAAAGCTTCGTGAATTTATTAATCGTCAATTATATCAGAAACCTCTCCGTCCTCACTTTCTGAAGAAATATCTTCTTTACTGTCAGACACAAAATTGTTTTCTGGATTAGTCAATAAATCTATCTCTTTATCAAATAATTTAAAGATTCGTTTAGTCACCATGAGTATATTCATAATCAAATGAATAATTCCACCATAGAATAATACACCGAAAATTAACAAATAAATAAAATGAACTGTAATCTCTATAGAAAAGACAGTACCACATATGGGGGATATAAAATTGTACTGATAAAGCACACATCTATCTCCTATACTTAAACTCATCAATAATGATAGAACCAACAGGAATAAAGATATGGGGATAAGGTAACATATATTATAAAAGGTTTCCTTTATTAATGGTATTCTTTCCTTATTATGACGAGTTTTAATTTTATTCATTACGAATGAAATTAATGTTGCCAACAAACTAATAAATATAGGAATAAATATAGATAAGAAAAGAGTAAGAATACCTAAAATACTTTTAGTATCACTATAGAATAGTATACTGCAGAGAAAACCTAATAATAAAGGGAATCTTATGAAAATCCATTTATTATTAGAATCCACCTTCAGTATTTCATTTTGCTTTTGAAGGATATCTCTTATGTTTATAAAAGTAAACCTCATTTATTCAAACACCTTAAATTCTGTATTATTAGTAATAAACAATTTGGTAGCTTTCTTGATTGAAGAATAATCTGAAAAACCTTTTTCATTATCCTTTACCTCGATTTCATAATAAGGATGAATGATATTCTTATTCTCATTACCTAAATACAAGGTTCTAGTTTTTCCACCTGCAATACTCGCAGTAACTTTCTTCGTCGAGTCTTCAAATATAGCATTTAAATCTGGAGAATCAAAAAGAAATTTTCCTGAATTAATCATTTCCTTAACTTTTTTTTCTTTTATTTCCCCCATACCATTCTTAAACTTCATCGTCAATTCTATCGTAAAATCTTCAGAATTTAATCCTCCAAAATATCGTTCAGCAGCGTCTGTATGTATAGAATTGGCAGATAAGGATAAAGAGTTATACCTACCCTCTTTCAACTTTTTTAAATACGATGTCAATACGACAGCATTCCTATCAATTATATATAAATCTTCAACCTGAAAATGATAATTAAAAAATGAAATTAAAATACTTCGAAGTAAAGGATAGATACCATTATTATCTACACGTTCCAATATTAACAAAGCCTTATTGCCCTTTCGCGGAATCTGAATATAATAAAAAAAAGGCTTAAGTATTGCTTTGCTTTTACCTAAAAGAATCTTTTTCGTTTCATCTTTTGGGTCATCTTTGTCTACTGCCTCATACTCTTTCCCATAGTATCCAGTCTCAATAATGCCACATAGATATCTCTTTTTATCATTATGACTATGGTCTTTAGGAGGAATTCTTACTGTCATTTTTTCCGCAGGAAGATCTCCTGTAATATTCTTATCTATATATTTAATGAAACTAACATTGTCATGAGCCATTAAATCATAAATATCAGGAGAATCAGAAAATAACAAAGGGTCCTTTTCTCTTTTTCTTCTTACAGTAATAGTGTAAGCTTCTATTGTTGTTTTCATACTTATTAGAAATGGCGAATCCCTTATCACTGCGTGCCAAAAGGTTTATCTACAACCTTAATCCGATTTTACGGATTACACAATGAAAAGGGATTCATTTTTAAGATATATTTATTTGGCGGCACTAAAATACGTATTTTAGTGCAGAAAACAAAGATTCACCAAAAAATATCTTAACAGAACATTCTGTTTTTGTTTTTCCCACATTCCAATTACCACATGAATAAGTTGCAGCTTACCCCTACACCTACATACATTCCACTCGGATAGCCATACCCAGCCTGCAAACCAAAGCCCCACCGCTTCTTCTTCGACTTGATGGCGACTGGATGGTATATATCATTCGTCACCGTCTGATACACCGTCTTAGGAAATATCTGTAAACTATCCAGCCGAGGGTCTACATATCCGCTCACCACAGCCTGATACGAGCTGTCTCTATATACCACTTGCTTACGATGAAGCAAGGTATCACCTATCCGTGTCGTATCATCCGGCACGAAACGCCAGAACACAGCCATCGGTGCAGAGATAAGCATCGTATCTACCTTGACAACCGTCTTTATCTTCGTCTCGGTACGTATTTCTGCCGACAAAGGCTCGTGCGGACGAAACCAAGCCGCCACACAAGCAATTGCCAGCAATACAACCAATATCCACAGTAACTTTTTCATTCCTCAAACCTTAAATCGTTAATCCGATTCATCCACCCCCGTTTGAATTTATTGTTCGCCGGACGAGAGCGGCATATATCCTCGATGAAATCGAACCGTGCAATCTTAATCATGTCGAACAACTCACGCGGGTTCCTGGCATTCACCGCAGCGAGTGTCTTAGGACCTACTATTCCATCCACAGTAACACCAAGCAAGCGTTGAGGTATCTTTATTCCGTGTGCACCGGATGCCCACACCCAATCAACCAATATATTAGCAACTGATTGCGATTTAATCTCGTCAGCTTTCCATCTGTCCCAATAATGTGGCTTGAGCACCCGGTTAACGACATCCTCACGGGTAAGCAGATGCAAGTCATCCACGTCTATATCACCGTCACCGTCCTTGTCATAGCCGCATGACTTCCACGTACCGATAGTCACACCCATATTCGTAGCACCTCCAAGGTCTGCCGGGTCATTCACGAAACCGCCTTCCCATTTGAGAATCCACGGCGCTAATTTATACACATTCACCATTCTTATTTTCCTCCTTGATTTTTGGTTTTACATAAAAATACAATATATTTGCAAACGCCTTTGTTTAAACTTTAAGTTGTGTAGTATTAAGGGAAAGGGAGTCGTTGTGAAACACCTTCCTTTCCGCGAATCAGTAGCCGTTTTGCGGTTCTCTGTCACCGCATTTCTTCCTCTCACACCGTTTAAGCGCCAGTTCCAGTTTCAGGTCAGAATTAGTCTCCTTCAGTGTAAACAATTCATCCTGCACCTTACGGAGCCGGTCAGTCTGCTCCACAAACCGCTGTTCCTTCTCCGAAAGCTGCTTCTGCAGGAACTCGTTGTACTCCCGTAAAGCCTTGAACTCCTCAACATCCGCATGGGCATCCTCAATACGCGCATTGGTCTTGCGCGACATCCACCACTTAACAAGCTGCTTGATGCCCTCGATGCCACCGAGGGCGGTCACCAGCATAACCCAATCATTCATATCCATTTCACCAATTCATTTAATAATCTACTAATAACCATTTTTTGTCCGACACCGCACAAATGTACATCAGGCAAAATCAAACAAGTTGTTGAATTACAATTTTCCACTGACATTCCGTGACAGCAAAAGTAATTGCTTCCACAACCTTGAAAAAGGACATAAAAAAAGAGCTCGATGACAACGTAAGTTGCCACTAAGCTCTTGGTATTTATATACATTTCTACAAGCAAATATAGGAATTTATATTTGAAATCCGATTACTTATTGCATCCTTTTTAAATGGTCATCCAATGTTTTAGGGTTACATTTAAGCTTACGACATATGGCTGCCTTTGAATAACCATATTCGAGCATAGTTCTAATGAGAGGTTCCTTTCCTGTAAGCTTGTAATGCGTGTTTTTATCCCCCTTTTTCCGACCAAGTCGTATTCCTGCAGCTTTTCTGTAAGCAAGGGCCTCCTTGGTTCGCTGACTGATCAAATCACGTTCAATCTCAGCGGATAAACCGAAAGCGAATGCCAATACCTTACTGTTGATGTTATTACCTAATTCGTAACGTTCCTTGACAGTAAGAACGCAAGTCTCCTTAATCATACAGAGGTGAAGCATTGACATAATACCCATCAGGTTTCTTCCTAATCGGCTGATTTCTGTTATGATTAGAGTGTCGCCTTTCTTCATCCTCTTGAGAAGCGGACCTAATTTCCTATCGTTAGCAATTTTGGTACCGGAAACCTTCTCGGACACCCATTTATCTATTACAAGTCCTTTTTCCGTTGCAAATTTCTGGACTTCGAACCTTTGGTTCTCGACAGTCTGTTTGTCTGTCGACACACGAATATATGCGTAAACCATTTTTGCGGTGAAGGTAGTCTTATTCAACAGCCTAACCAAAAAGGGTATTCTAATGACCCTCAAAAGTACAAGGGATATGATAGAAAAGGTTAATATAACAGATGCCAATGTGGTTGAGTTAATCAGAGAAAAACTGCCTGCTGCAACAGAAGCAAACAAGGGACTTATGCAAGCTAATGGATTTGAACAAGGTAAGAATATATTAAATGAAGAATACGATAGTAAAATCAGTGCCGGTGTATATTCATCTACTGATAATTTAAATAATATGGGCACTGGAATTTTATTAGCGCTAAGAGGGTTTCAATACACAGCCCATTTATATATTACCAACTCTGCAAGAATATATATTAAAACCATTCGTAGCAATGGAGAGGTTTTGAAAGATTGGACGTTAATAAATAATACCAAAACATAAGAGACTTTTGGAGTATCCATTTTCCTACCCTATCCTTTGACCCTCAAAAGTACAAGGGATATGATAGAGAAGATTGATATTACAGACACAAGCGTGATAAATGCCATCACAAGGCAGCTCAATATAAAGAATATCAGGAATGAGATGTTCCCTACCTGGAGACTGACATTGCAACCGGGGGAGGAATACGATTTGAAGACATCCTATTATGGAATGTACATGGTTCGATGGGCTGATGCTGGGGCGACAGCCTTGATAATGATCGGCGCCGGAGTATCGGCCAATATATTGTTGAATAATGGTGCGAGTATTTCCACGGACTTCACAGAGGTCGGCAAGATTATTTTGAATAAGAAGGCTGTCAATGGCACTGTATTTGTTAAGAACAACGGAAATAAAGAAACGGGAATAAATGTCATGCAGATAACTAATTATTAGCAGGGGTTATTCCCCTGCCTTCCTTACTCGTTCTCGATATAAATTGCTCAGTAACTTTTACTTTTATTGTGCTCATTGCTGTTTATTGCTTATTTCCGTCATATCCTTTGACCCTCAAAAGTACAAAGGTATGATGGAAAAGATTAAGTTGTCAGAAGTGGAGAGAGGTTTGCCTAACGGAATAATTGCTCAGATACGCGGGCTGAACACCCAGGGAGAGGGCATTTTAGAACCGTTGGATTCTTTTTTGAGTGACATATTATGTGCAAGAGGCTCCTTTATATATAACAGTCAAGAAGTTATAGATAACCTCAAGAAACCTGGTGTGTATAAGCATGGGGACCCCATAATTGGTACGGGGACTTCCTATGGCGCGCATGGTGTGCTCTTGGTCTTGTATATAGATGAATATACAATACATATTGATTTTCCTGCAAGGAAAAACTTTATCCTTGTAAGAAAGTGTGTCACTGCCAACGGGAAAGATGAGTGGTCTTCATGGAAATATATATCGTTAACAGACATATCAACGTAATAGGCTTTGCAGGACGGTCAGAGTGAAAAGCACCAACTCTTACTTAAAACTGTGGAATTATTCCACAATACCGTGGAGCACTCCACAATATTCCACAGTATTGTTAAAAGAGGATTTTGCCTTATATTAATGAAAATGAATGCAATATTGTTGCGCAATCATTCTGGCATCAATTTTGTACTATGGTTTATGCCTTAAAAGTTATCAGTAACTTGTAGTTGTTATGGTTAGACAATAGGTATTAGTTGCATTAAGGTTTAAAGACATTTTGTTCATATTGATTTTCATTCGGAAACTCTCTTTGTTTGGCATTGCATCCCGGTCTGTGAAGTATCGGGATGTTTTTACTTAGATGGTTGCTGTTTCCGACTAAATACTGTAACTTTGTATAGTTAGCCGATATACTACTTAACTAATACTATTTTATTCTTTGGAATAATGAAAGTATTCTCAGTCTGTGAAGATCGGATGCTTTTGGTGGGTAATGCCGCCAATTATTCCAGTTAAGTGTTTAGGTTTTATGCAGTTTGCCCCATGAACAAACTGCATTGACAAGAAGTATTCTACCCGTTCAGACCGCGATGGTTTGAGCGGGCTTTTATTTGGCATTCTGATTGATTTTTATTAATTTTACCGCATGTCTTTTTAGGCATAGTAAGTAGTTCTTGTTCTATAAAGTAAAGTCCGAAGAGTTGGAATTTATAGAACTTATACTTAATCAATTAGTTAATACAGACTTTCCGTCTTGTCCGTGAGGATAGGACGGATTTTAATTATAGGCAGAAAATTGGAAAGACTTATGAAATGGTAATTTTATTTTCCTTGGAATGAGAGCCAATAACATATTCCGATGTTACCGCTTCCATGGAGAGAATTTGGTTCTTGTTTCCATTAACATTTGATATGGCATACAACATAAGATAGCCGCCAGAATGGTTTGGGTATTTACTGTTTAAATAAAAACTGAAAGTATTGTCATTATCAACGTAGCATACGATATAGTTACATATTGTTGAACTGTAATTTTCTTTGGATAGACGACTGTCTGCGAATTTGTTCTCCCAATACTTTATATTAACAGAGAAATTCTCATTACTCATATTGTTTTGGTTAAAACCTATAGAGCATTGCAACCTTATGGCACGATATTGTGCCGTACTTATTGCTGTTCTAATTATAAAGCCTTTTACATTTCCAGCTGAAGGAGTGGAAAATAACTTTGGAAATAAGCCTCCTATTAATGTATTCATCACATTTGCCAAATCACTTTTCTTTATTTTCCCCTGACTACCATCTGCCAGTTCCACATACACATAGTTTGTATCAGTCACTATCTGACACTGGTTCATTACTTGGCTTATGTTTACCTTCTCTATCATATATCCCTTGTACTTTTGAGGGTCGTCATTTTCGGATAAAAACGACAACCGGTTTAACATTTTGTTTTTATTCTCGTTTTGTTTAATATTTTGCTAATTAATTGGGTCTTCGTAAGTACGTTCTTCCAATTCCGCATAAGAATAGGCTACGTCCGTTCCTTTAGTTAGAATCCATATTGCACCTAATGACATGAACTCATATACTCCGCTTTTTGATATAGCGATCTTATTGCAATAATGATATTCATTATTTTCAAATGTAAGTTCATTAAATCCATCTGTTGTTACAACTGAAGTATAACCATAAGTGCTTCCCATTGCTGCATTATATATTGTCAACGAGATTTTCATCCCATTATATTGGACAGCCTCTGGAAGCATATACATACTCTGGGAAATTCGGTTTGGACGGCCATTCCGAAATTCAGAGCCAAAAGCCGGATTCAAAAAGAAATACCCCTCGTTTGCACGGAAATCATGCATCCGAACAAATGATGCATTGGCAATAATTGTCCCCTCAACTTCAACATTACGTCCCTTGAAGCTCCCAGTCAGAAAATCAAGGAGTAAGTTTGGTCGAAACTTGTTTGCCGGATTCATCGGGTCATTGTAATTAAAATCTTTATATCCGCCTACCGTTTCTACAGCAGAGCCATCGGCTTTTATTCCGTATTGCGAAAACATATACTGCCCATAGAACACCGCACTTGCCAGCTTGGCGAAATTCGCCATCAGTACCTCGATAAAGGCATACTGTATCTTGTCCATCACTACCCATGTCGCCTTACTGCCGTTTGCCGCATAGTCTGTCTTGGGGTTGACACCCTTAAATGTGCCCTCCTTAGCCAACACGTAGTATTGACCTTCACACAGTACCATCGGTGTCGATAGAGCCGTACGGGTGTAGCCTGTGGATGCGGAATATTCTCCAGCCGGATAGACCAGCGGACCGATCGGTCCCTGCTGGAGATACTTCACTTCTCCCGTCTTGCTTGCCAACGCTTTCTTTGCCATATCATGCTGCCGTTGAGATTGTCCATGAAACATTGCCGCCTGCCTGCTGGCACATAGCTTCAGTGCAGGTACCGCTTGCCGCAGCCACATTCGCCGTAGCCGGATTGAGAATGACCCCTGCCGAATCCATAAAGACAAAATAGAACAGCATATTCTTTGCCTTCGTGGTCTGTCCCCGCTTGACAAGGATAGGCGTATAAGTCACCGAACCTCCGGAACCGGAAACAATCGTCTCATCCTCGGGATTGGGATTAGTTATGATGTCGTAGGGGTCTGACAAGTCCATCACCGTCTGCGTGTCAAGGCCTATCAGATTGCCGCCCTGCGACACCTCCACCTTAAAGATGCCCGTAGTGTCAACCAGGCTGTCCGTAACGGTCAGACTCTTGCCGGTCTGGTCGACGAGTGTCTGCCAGGCACCGTTAACCATCCTGGACCACTTGTAGGTTAGTCCGGAGGTGATCTCTGACGCTCCACGTCTCGCCATTGCCGTGAGAACGACACTGCCTCCCTTCTCACGGATGGCAAAGTATTTGTCATCTCCGGAAACGATGGTCACCACGTTCTGGTTGCCCACACCCTTGGTGATAGGGATGCTGTAAACGAACTGCACCTCATCCGACACGTTGCCCACGGTCACCGTAGCCACCGCCTTGACGCTGCAGCTCGCACCGGACGACGCCTTCACCAGGTTCTTCACGATCTGAAGCCCGTAATAGTTCGTAGTGCCCGCCTTGTAGGGGATGTACTTGAAATGCCCCGTCTCGCCGCCGAACGTGTTCGTGGAAACGTTGGATGTGAAGCTTATCAACACGTCATTGAAATACCACCTGATGGAAGAGGGCACCACACCCCCCTCAGCCACCCGTGAGGAGGTGAGAAGGAAGGAGAGCGTCGGCTTCATCGTGGTGAAGTCGGGGGCTATGTTTGTCGGAGCACCCGATTCACCATCATACTCTTGATAGAGGTCGCCTTTGTCGCACATAATCGCTGGCATGTAAACGCCAGACTTTTGCGAAAAGATTACCTGCCCGACCTTACTCGCTACGCTCATCGGTCACCTCCTCCCCGTCTTTATCCATGAAACCCTCCGGAGTGGCGACCTCCACCGGATCTTCCACGCCGTCTATCTCACCCTTGGCCTGCTGCGGGGAAAGGCACACGCCCCCGACTACTGCCGCCCGGTCGAATACCGTATCGCCGGGAAAGCCTGCCACATCGGCCTGCCATAACAGCACATTGCCGTCGGCAGTGCTGTTGCGGATTCCTGCCACTCCCAGCTTGTCCGCAACCTCTCTCGTCACTTTGATATAAAATGCCATACTGCTATCGATTAATGGTTAAACATCCCTTTTCCTTGCCACTATAAACTTACCGCTGTCATCCGTCACGTACTTGCCGTCAGATGTCACCACCGCCGCATACGGGCCCTTGTCAATCACCTTCAGCTGTAGCATCATGCCGTCGGTGCATGGGATGGAGGGCGAGTACCCGGCAGCGGCCAGCACGTATGAGGAGGCGCCGGCCGCCTTCGTGTACCATTCGCACTCAAGGATGGCCTGGGGATTGGGGACAATCCCTGCCGTATCACGGATGACCGGTTTCGGGTATATCATCTTGGTTCCGTCGGCCACCTGCTGCGGAAATCCCTCCCAGTCAATCTCGATGCTGGGAATACGCCTGCGGATGGTGGTGGAGACATAGTCTATGTCACTGTCCGGCTTGGATGAAGGAGCACCGTCCTTCGAGTACGATGCTTTCACGACGTAGGTCTGTTCGTGGCCGATATAGTCCCGGTCTATGGTAAGCACGTTCTTTGTCAGTGATACGAACTCCCAGTCATTGTCGCCGTTACCGTCGGTAATCTGCTCCAGTGCGCCCGTATTCAGCTTCCGATAGAAGAAGAACTTGCACTTGTTGGTTGCTGTGACATCTACATCACCGACAAGCAGTCTGGCGGTGATGGCCTGCCTGGCAATGTCCCGACACGGGTTCCAGTCAAGTGCCGACGGAGAGTCGACCATCAGCTTAGGTTGCGCCTCGCTGCCGTCAACGGCGCGGACAAGACGGCTGAAACGGTAGACGTGCGTCTGTCCAGTACGCTTCACATCGACATACTCGGCGTAGAACTCCAGTGTTACCGGACTGCCGGGAACGGTATTCTTTTTCACTTGTATCTTACCCTTCTCGGCTCCGGTCTCGGTAATGACATAGCTCTTGTTGGCAGATGTAATCAATGTCCGCACACCGTTCAAGCGCTCGTACCACTTCATGTTGACCAATGACGCGTTGACCGCACCCACCTTGACCACCGCATCCGGGTCGGTGGCATTGCACCGGGGGAACAGCGTCAGGGGGGTAAGCGTGTAGTCCGGAGTGTACTCGGCCTTGTCAGCCTGGTACACCTGCACGTCCGGCACGCTGCCGACAACCTCTATCCCGCCGCTGGTCTGGAGAGGGCGGTAGTTGACCTCTATCTTCTTCTGTATAGTCTGCATAATTAGAAAGTTATATAATTCATTGTCTCATAATTGTTCTGCCCGTCACGCAGCAATACCCGTGCGATGAACTTGCACCCGGTCATGTTCATATAGTCGGGGCCGAGGTCGTTGACCGTCAGCGGCAGTGACTTGCCGGTTTCCGCGTGTGCGACCGCCCAGGCGTTGTCCTCGGTGACGTTGCCCGTATCGCGCGTCCACTCCACATCACTGTCAAGGATATGCGCCGTAACGTCACGGTTGTACAGCTCACCGGTAATGGTGAGGGTGGTCGCAAAACGCTCCGCATCGAAGTACCAGCCATTGGAGCTTTCTATATCGATGCTGAAATCCGGATTGCCCTCGACCATTGCCCAGCCCGCTGCTCCGTACTTCGGTTCGTCGGTAGTGCCGGAAACAAGACACATCCACTTGCATCCGTAGTGCCACACGGTATCGTACATCATCACACGTACGGTCTCGGTCTGTGCCTCGCGGTCGGCTTGGTAGGGTTCTGCTCCGGTGGCGGTCTCCATGTTCCACTCTCCGCGGTCGTTGGCGATGCGGGGCAATACGCCTTGGAAGTCGATGCGGTGGATGTCCTGCGCTACCAATCCCCGGACGTAGATATAAGAGTGCAGGTAGTTGATGGGCAGGTTGTCGAACAGAGACAGATGCTTCAGCCTGCCGACGATCACCGAATAGTTGCTTTCCTCAAGGACGGGTTTTGTGACCCCGTTAAGCATGCAGATACAATGCTCACGGGATGACAGATACCAATAACCCTGCCGTTCAGTATCAACCGGGTTGCCACGGTGTGATAATATCATCAACGGCTCAGGAGGATAATTCTTGCCACCCGGCACCTCGCTATCAGGGTACATCACAGCGTTGATCGTATTGGCTGAGATGTCAACATGCAAGACACGTAGCCAGGAGGTATAATACTTGCCGCCACCTGATGCAAGGTCATTGACAACACCATATACAACATCGTTTTCTGCCAGTGCAGTAAAGTCGTTATCCCACCGTTTCTTCATCTTCAGGCTGTATGTGCCGTCTTCAAGCTGCGATACACTTTCGATGGTACCAGACTCGGAGAAGGAATAGTCGCTCTCCATGGCGGAGAGACGGTTGAAGATAAGCTCAAGGACGGTAAGGCTGTCGCGGACCTCGAGGCGGGACAGCTGCATACGGCCGTCAGGGAATATTCCGGCACCCTTGCCCGCGACCATCGAGTCGATAAACTCGCCGAACTTCAACAGAAAATTTGTGCCGTCAGCTCGATCTTTCCTCAGAAAAATCTTCTCCAATTCTTCAGGGGAGTATTTGGATAACAGATTCAAGATTCCGACCAGCGTGCGTCCAACCCTCTCTGCGGTATTCTCTCCCTCAGAAGAGGCGTTCCTTATCTGTAGAGCAAGTTTCCTTAATATGTCAAGTGTATCAGGCATTATTCACCAAGTACTCTAAAAGTTACACGATTAGCATTAATCCCTCCACTTCCCCTATACAGCGGAAAGTCTTTTTTGTTATCATTCAAATACCGAACACATTCTTTCATATACCTATCAGCAACAGAGAAAGCATCATTATAAGCCATAAGTTTCTCCTTAAAATCAGAACGCGATGAATATTCGTTATCTTTATTGACAAATCCAAAACGGGTGACATTTCCATCTCCATTTTTCACGATACGAGCATAGGTATAATATGCCAATGTCGTTTTCAGCCCTACAAAGGAACGTTTTCCTCCACATTCTATGGTATAAGAACTACCATTAAGCAACTCACTATAATTTTCCGGATGTTCTTTCACATCTAAGAATAAAGCATCACCCAAAGCTGACTTCAAATCAATGTTCTCCGACTCCCGAATATATGCCTCTATCTTTTCCGTATCGATGTGTATTGACATCGTACGAGCCAACTTATAGACCTCATCTGTTGTTATTAGACATCGCAGCATTTCTTATATATTTAAGAGGTTGTACACTAAAGTCATTGGAAGGATTGAGAGGTTCATACCAATGCGCAAAAATTTTCTGAAAAGCCCGTTCAATCATGCGTTGTTGCTTTGACACAATAGAGTTATAGTATTCAAAAGCATCTTCCAATATATCCCCAGAAAAACCGACCTTACCAATCCGGATACAATACCAAGGCTCCTGCCCGAAAGCCGAATAAATACGTTCAACCACACTGGCATCAGTAACGGTAAACTCCTTATCATAATTTTTAGGACTAATATCCACAAACTCCGGTTTTTCTTCATCAGATTCCAAGGTTACCTCTAAGACCTTTGTCGCATTGGTGTCTCCTTGTAATTGCACGATAGTATCAGAAAAACCAGTATCTTCATTAGTCCTATCCTCTTTTATAGGATTTCCGTTTTCATCAAAACGTACCGAAGAAGCACCTTTCTTTGTAATTATCATCCCGGAAGGCATGAAGTTACAACGCACATTACGATACTTCACATTGGCTAATCCCTCATCCGTACTCATTTCCGTAATCACACGGTCAGCTCTTCCGATAGGATACACGAATTTCCCTGTGTTGCTAATCCATAGTATCTGCCCCTTATAGTTTTCAATCCCTCCGGCAGCCCGAATTTGCGCATAGACCACCTCTTTACGTGGATTAAATACATCTATAAACTCTACATTTTCTGGTATTACCTTTATGGCTTTTCCCTGACGGGTTTTCTTTCCTGTCCAATCCGGATGAACTGCGATTTTTGCGATATATCCGGATTCATCCTCCTCCAACAAACGGCAATTTTCAAAGGGGATGTGCTGTACTTCCACTATATCTGCGAACATATTATAATTAACATGTATCGCCATCCCATCGTAATCAGCAACATCCTTGCAGACGAAAGCATGGATGTCATCTGCCGTATCTCCACGGCGGTTAACCACATATTCAGAAAAAGCAACCTCACGAAACCCATTTCCCTCTATGAAATTGGCATAACGTTCTGCACATTCACTACCCGTTGAACTCGCAGCGATGATATTTCTTAGATGTTGGGGATATAAATTATCATCACCGTAGCTTTGGATGCCAAGATTACGTAAATAGCCCGTGTCAACACGCCTATTACTCTTCTTCTTTAATTCATTTACATTCATCGTTCCGTGAGGTTGTTCTTTATTTCACCGTTTCTACGGCTTCTATAGTCTGCTTAGAGTCAACTACAGATTGAGCCTCTTTAATATGAGCATCCAATACTTTAGCTGTAACTTTCTTCCCGTTCAGTTTATAAGTCTTGAACGCATCTCTCACAAACTCAGAAGTAGCACCTTCCACTTCAAAGGCTTTCACCAATTCTGAAACCAAAGTTTCATCCAATGGTAAAGCAGGACTCATCCGTCTTTCAACCCTTTTCTCCCAATCGGAAGGCGTTGAAGCAAAAAAGACTATCCCTTTAGGATTTTCCGCAAGATACCTTTCTGCCGCTTCGTCAGTAAGATTGTTGTTGGTGTACATTTCACTACTTCCAAAGCCTACTTGGAGCAATACACCATTTTTCAATGCATAACTTGATTTTTCTTTCATTTTTCCATATCTTTTTAAGTACGAATACATTTCAATCACAGCGTCACGATAGCAATCACCACATGAGGTCTTGGTAAATGTCCTACCAAGAACTTCATGAAACATCAGTTCAATGTCTGATTTATCAGAAGAAGAAAGGGAGACCTTATCCCCCAATCTCTTCAACTTATCAACCATCTCCAAGACAAGCATATTCCCTCCTATGCTGCCGGTTCAGCCGTCAAAGTGTTGACAGCAGTCTTAGTTGCTTCATAACTCGTCTTGAACAAGAATAATGCAGATTTAGGCGTTTTCTGCTCTTCCAAGGTAACAGCCCATCCACCTTCAGTATCCTCGCTATACTTATCGTTGTCGATAGCTGTAGCTGTAAGCCCTTGGTAGTAACCATACACCTGAAAAGCGGCATCACCAGGGTTTCCTTCTTTCTGTAAACCCTTATATTTATTCTCCAACACCACAACATAGGTACCGTTAGCCAATCCGTCAATAACATCAGCGCATACATCCGGGTCGTTTGCCAATATCACAATCGCGACAGTATTGGTAAACGAACTACGATATGTGCCAGCCACTAATGAGGTCTTTGTACCCGTAAATGGATTTTTACCAGGAACAACAACCTTATAAGCCTTCTTCCCGGTTTTCATAGCCAGCGTTTCAATCACATTCTTTTTTGTAGAATTGAATACTGTGGCTGCAAAGTCCACATCCGCACGATTCATTATTACCCCTTCCTGCTCCAATCCTTGTACTACTGGATCATCACACGACGGAACAATATCTTTCTTTAAAATATCATCACATACTCCCATAGAATACCTCCTTTTGTCAATATGCTACTTGCACCAAGTTGTCCTCGCCAATCATAGAACCGAGTTTACCAGTAGAATAGATATAATTCTTACGGGGTTTTCTTTCAAACCAGATATCAAGGTCAGATATCGGGTTATCGCCTTCACAACCGTACATTAAATTGTCCGGAGAACATAGAACCGCACGGTGAGGAAGGTTCAGTTTCGTTTTATCGTTCTGATACGCTTGAATAAATCTATCCCAAATAGAACATTTTACGACCGTAACGCCGTCATACTCTCCTACTTCAAGGCCGTCAAAAATGACCGTCCAAGGCATAATAACCTTATATTTCTCCCTCACATCACGTGACAAAGAATCACATAATGATTTTGTAGCAAAAATTGCATGTCCGGACTTCTGGAAAATACGGCTATCCGCATCTTCAAGCATCGTGTCAAACACAGATGTAGCAGCCCCCAATTCTTTCATCTTGGACTTCTGCAAAGCATAAGATGCTTCAGAGTTGGCTGATATAACGGTATGCTGACCGGAATTCTCTGCACATATGGCAAACAGGCGTTTAAAGAAACCGTCACATGTCTTGAACAATTCTACATTCAATCCATCCGTAATTTGACCGGAACCGTCAATATTAGCGGCATCCTTGTCTCCAAACCAAGTGAAGCGCCATAACATTTTCATCATTGCTTCCGTCAGTTTTGGAAGGACAATCCCATCCATATATTCAGTAGAAGTAAGGTCCGCAATATTGGTACCGGTCTTCAAGCAGTACTTTGCAATAGTATTCTCCAAATCCTCATAGCACATTTCCAACGGAACTTGCCAGTCGCCAATTTCCCATACTTTCTGGGCGGCAGCGATAGCCACTTTTTGATATTCAGGGTCACATCCGGCACCTGCGATACCTACATCCTCCATCTCACCGATGAAGCCAACTTTCTTGCCATTGGTCACTTTAGGCATGAACGTCATAAAACGCTCCATATCCTCATTTTGAAAGACTGTCAGTTCAATCAAGTCTTTCAAATCCTTCACCGCCTGATTGTCTGGCGTCAATTTTGAAAAATCTAAAATAGGCATACTCAATTCTCCTTTCTTTACTTTTTAGTTCTCTTCTCCCTTTCCTCTCTCAACTTTCTTTGAATAGGTGTCTCCTCTGCACTTGCTTGTGTCTCAACAGTATTCTTGAAGGATTGGGTACGCAAAGAGACTCTATAGGTTGAACAATGTTTTGCTAGCCAATTCTCACCTCCTGCCATCTTTACAGCATTCAGTATCTTATTGTCCTCAACTGTACGGGCATTGGTTTTCAATGCCGCATTTTCCTCTTCAAGTTCTTCAATGCGCGCCTTTAAAGCTTCAATCTCCTCGTCACCGTTTGCTTCTTCCGGGTCTTTGATTTCTGTAATCACTCCGTCTGTTACAATGATAGTCTTACCATCGGGCATAACATGCTCGCCATCGGGGGATGCCGCATCTCCCACCTGCGGTTCTCCTTCTTCACGTTCCACCGTCAGTGTATTACCTTCGGCATCTGTCAGTTCCATAGATACTACCGGAATGTCTTCTATCTTCTGGTAGCCACATTTCGCAAGCAGTCTGTCAATGATAGATTGCTTTACCGTTACTTGTTTCTCTTTGTTCATTTTCTCACTATTAAGTTTATAATCAGTTCCTTTTGCTGTAGTCGGTATAAGAACATCAGATATAAATCCAAGTTGTTTTGCAACCTCACCGCCAAACCATGCCTCCTTGTTCATCTGGACCTCCAAAATGGTCGATTCAACTCCTGTCCGTTCAACATATACAGCCATCATCTTATCCTTTTCCGCTTCCAGACTTGATTTGATGGATTCTATAGTTTCAAGGTCCAATAAATCATCATATCTTGCCAAATATGGTTTGTGGATGAGAAACTTTGCATGAGGATAAGCTTTTCTGCGTTCAAGTGGAGCAGAAAGCAAAATGATGGTAGCCATAGAAGCACATCGTCCAACAACGGTACAAGATATTTCCTTGCCCGACGCACGTAATGCATCATAAATAGCATACCCCTCAACCGTATCACCGCCGCACGAATGGATTTCAATGTCAATTTTAGGGTCAGCCGGGTCAAGCCATGAAAGGAAGTATTGGATATCCGGAAACGAAAGCCCCTCGTCACCGGTCAAATACCAATTTTCCATTTTATCCTTATCAGCTACAATGTCCTTGTTAATGTATAATTTAGCCATATCACATAATTGTTTGTAACAAAGGTAGAAAACATGATACGGCTTGAAGAAAATAAGAAGTCTATTCCACTGACACGCTTTGTCAGCAACTTTTTCAAAACAAAAAAAGAGCGGAATAATTCCGCCCCCCCTAAACATCCACCTTACTTGAGAACTTATCTATTATCCGATAAATTGTCCTTTCCGCAATATTATACTCATCGGATAAATATTGCATGATATAAGTCTTTTTATGTCCCTCCTTTGACAGACGGACATATTCTTGATACACGGGAATATATTTCACATCCCCGACATCAAGCGAAGCATCCCCCATCATTTGAAGAAGACTCTTATTCAATATCAATAGTTCATATGCTTTCATATACTACCAAGATTTTCAACGTACTTAACCCTATTAGCAACAGAGGTAAACTCTTCCACAGAAACCACCGGAGCAGGCGCCATCATCATACCTTTTGCAACAGCTTTGGCCAGCATGTCCTCTCCTAACGCCTGATTGGAAGAAGCTGTTACATTAATGGGAATACCTCCTCCTATCTGATTGAAAGCCGACAATAACGGAGCAAACATCGAGGTTGCAGCAGCCGTCATTACACTTTCACCGTTGGACAACATAGCAGGTATGGAATCGCTTGTACCGGAACCTGGCCCTTCAACTTTACCTCCTTGTGCAAATTTAGCACTTTTCACCGATTTCATAGCCTTTCCCATAACAGTAGTTACAGATGCCACTACAGTACCTATCGCAGCAAGCATGTCAATCCATGTTGCAGATGAGCGGGTAGCTGTTTCTACGGCTTTGGCAATGGCTACCCCTTGCGCAATAGAAACCTCCGCAATAGCCAGTATTTTCGCCAACTGAGCCATATTCTCGTTATCTCCTGCCGCTTGTTCCAACAAATCAGAAAGATTCCCTGCCAAGACAGAAAGGGATTCACCTTTATTTTGCTGCATCTCCACTTCCTTGTCAATGACCGCCTGCTTTGCATTCAAGTATTCTTGGTCTGCAGCAAGCTGCCTGGCCCGGAATTCGGCATCACTCTCCTCTCCCATCCGTCTCAAGCTGTCTTTCAGTTCAAGCTTCTGCTGTTCCTGCATACGAAGAAGCTCAAGTTCACTATCTCCATTCAATTTAGCTTCTGCCAATTCATTATCCAATCGAAGTTTGAGTGCATCAGCTTGTTTCTTTGCTGTATCATTCTCATGTTGAACGGACAAATCATCAATCTCTTTATTGTACTTCTCCGTGACAGCAAGCTTCATCTGTTCAGTAAGCTCTTTCTGACGAAGTTCTACGTCACGTTGGACAACAAGTTGCTGTATTTTGAGTTGGTATTCCTGCTCACTTCCAGCTTTTACGGATTCAAGTTGCAGAGAGATTAGTTTCTGCCGGTTCTCCACCTCCTTCATCAGTTGTTCTTCCGATAATTGCTGTAATGCATCATTTTTTTGCTGTTCAAGTGCAATAATCTGATTATTTATAGCTCCACGTGCTTTCGTTGTAAGGTCTTGTTCCTCAATCAAGCGAACACGCAAATCTTCTATTTGACGAGAAAACTGACGTTCTATCTCAATGGATTGTTTCTCTCTACTGTCCTTAACCAGCTTAAGCATTTCATCCTCAGCCTTACGAATTTCTGAAAGTTCTTTTTCTTTTACAACTTTAGCCTTATCTACTGATTCTTTCCGCATCGCATTTATTTTATTCTGGGTTTCCTTATTACGGGTATAGCTCTCCATTTCCTTTTGAGCTACGTCCGAAAAAACTTGAGAGAATTCCTTTAAATCTTTCACTGTACTTTCTGATATACCCAATCGGCTAATAACCTCATCAGCCGTTATTGCACCTTGTGCCATATCATCAAGCAATTTATTAGCTTCACCAGTAAGTTCTATTTGCCCAAGAAGATTTGCCAATTTCTTTCGGCCAATATCAATACTTTCCTGCTGAAGTTTATTTTCCATATCGTATGCTTTTGTAGCCGCATCAGTACGCTCTTTCAGGCTTTTTGTAGTATCATCCGCAATGAGCTTCAATCTTTCAATCTCAGAGCGACTTGCCGCACGCTTCATATTAAGCATTGTTTCCGATTTCTCTAACTGTTGCAATGCATCATTCAGTGCCCACGCTTGTTTCGCATCATTTGAAATTTCTTTTCCAATACCGGAAAAACTATCCTTCATATCCTTTGCTGCGCCAGAAAAATCACCAGAGAAGAATTTAGCAATAGCTCCACCAAACTTTGCAATCCGGTCTATAATCACATCAATAATTGCCCCAAAAGAGGACATTACATTAGAAAGAAATTCAGTACCTTTTTGCGTTTTAGCCAACCATGCGACCAATGAGCCCAACAAAACAACAATAGTCCCAATACCAGTGGAAATTAGTGCAAGTTTCAACACTTTTAAAGCTGCAGATAACAAATTACTTGTTATAGCCGCTGCTTTTTGAGCACCAGAGAACATATTCGCAGTGACCGTTCCTGCTTTGTACTGGACTGTTATTTTAACCAATTCATCCTTCAAACCACCAACAAATTCCTTTGTACCTCGCAAGACGCTAACGCCACTGCGCAATATGGAAACAAAAGGTACTTGGGCTTCTGTAGCCTGAAGTATCGCATCTTTATAATTACCCACATTCCGATAAAAGCGCTGCGTTTCTTCTTCCGCACCTTTCAGTTCATCGGTAATGGCATTTATCTTATCTTGCAGCTCTTTGCCTTCGCCCCCCTCACGCTCTACACGACTTAATCTGTCATAAGCAGCGGTAAGATTGGAAAGCTCAGCCCGCAACCTAACAAGGCTTCCTTCCATCTCTGTCTGCTCTTTACGTTCATTTTGAATTTGTTTATTCAGTACACGGATGGATTCGGTGTATTCTTTGGCGGCTATCTTTGTTTCTGCCATCATTAAGTTGTATTTTTCCCTCTCTATCCGCCCTTTACTCACATCCTCCTTCAACTGCTTTTCCCTTGCTTTTAATTTATCAAGTTCAGTACTGTATTCAGCTATCTTAGTAATGGCTTTATCATACCTCACTTTAATCTCTAATATTTTCTCTTCCGCATTTCCCATAACTACACCTCCAATTGTAACAATTTACATTCACATATTCCCGTATCTTCTGCCTTAATGGAAATAATGGCATAATATCTACCATATTGGGCCAAATAAATTGGAACAGTCATATCTAAGTCTCTCAACTCAATATCATTTATTTCTATCTTTTCTGTAATAACAATAGGCCTTCGTATGATAGATTGGTATGTTTGGTAATACATAGAAAGGAGTGTATTCCAATCAAGACCAGTAAATACCCCTTTCACACCATTATAAGCCAATAATCTTGGCTCAACTGAATTGTATTCCAAATTACCTTCCTCATCATATGAATATATTGGTATCTTGGCTACATCCGAGAATTGGTCACTAGCAGCAAACGGCAATTCAACAACATCTCTTTCACTTTCTATCGTTTCGTTTTCTACAAACAAATACCCATCATATTTCCCCACTACCGTATCATCCTCCTTCCATCTATAAAAATTCTTTTGAGAAAAATCATCAAGAGAATAGGCAATCGCATTAGGTTTATTATCTTTATATGTAGCAACCAGCCTACGGGTCCAATCCAACGCTTTCGCCTTATTAGACATAATTGTATCAAATGATACAAACACAAGGCCGTTACTTTCTGTGAACAAAGGGAAAGTACCTATGATTGCCGATATAGCTTTAATAAAATCAGACTGCTTTATATCTGGCAGATTAGGTATTATCCAATATCTACCACCCAATAATATTTCTTGCTCTATATTCGTTATCTTCAACGTGCCGCTAATAGAAACGACATCAGATGGCTTGCCTATATTCTGCAAAGCAAATTTCAGATGAGGAATAGAAGAATGTAGAGTAGAAAGCATCTCTGTTTGCCTATTCTCAAATTGAAACAAGACCTCATATACACCGTCACTTATAAAATTTACATTCAGTAATGGAATTGTAAGTACAGTACTTGTATCCAGTTCGCTACCGACTTCATTGAAGTTGTAATTATAAACTTCCAATGTAGCAGATAATGGAGCCACATTTGTATTTACTTTAACTTTAAAATTACCCGATATCTTAGGTACAGCATTTATGACTTTAGACCTATAGCCATTGTAATATCCTCCACTCACTCCGTTTCCTATTACTGCAAGGTTTCCATAAAACGAACCAACATTTCCCATATCGTTGAAGTATATGTTTGTCTTGCCAGCCCTATCCTCTGCAACGCCCTTTAAATCAATGGTTATAGCTTCGATTTCTGCATACTCTTCGCTTGGATTTTTTTCCAATAATGGAACAAACATGTTTTCCAATAAAGCCTCTTTGTCTTTTGGAAAAATAAAAGATATGCCGTTATCCTCTTCTATGTATTCCATGATTTGTTTTACAGACTGAACAGGATGATACCACACCATTGAATCTCCATTTCTGAAACCATAGTCAACCTTTGGATATACACGATCATTTTCTCCCCAATCTTTCCATTCAATATATTTCGGATAATATATACCTCCCACATATTCACCAGCATCCATATCTCTCAGGCTTTTTCCACTTTCAAGCATTGATGATAGTGCTGTTATATTTCCCCACGTCATGGCAATCTCAATCTTATCAGATATAGATATAAGTACAGCCTTAGCAGTTGGAATAACCTCTACCCCATTACGAAAATATCTTGCATCATGATATTTCCGAGGATAACCGGAGTCTGCAGATGGAAGCTCAGCATGCGATATGATACGTTGATTCCTTATTGTCTTAGGTAATTTGATTGTATAACTATTATTGCTCACAATTTTACTCAAGTCTGTAAAAATATTGCTCTTGAAATTAAGTGTAATCTTGGTATTATCGTCCAAGTCTACCAACTTACCATCAATAAATAGCATGTCATTTCTCATAAGCTTTGTACTCTTGTTTCTGGTAATATGATTGTTGCTACGAAATCCTGCAATACGGCTCTTGTCTTATTGAAGTTACCAACAGATACATTCACCGCCTTCCAGCTATCAACTCCATTCACATTTTTACCTGCATACATATCAACGATGGGTGACAACGCGAGTTGAAACAAGAAGTCAAACGTTTCAGAGTCCACTAAAGGAGCACACACCAACAATGTATTCTCTTCTGTTTTTCTCTGCTTACGTCCTGAACCTCCATGATAGCCATTAACATAGTTATAGTCTTGCATATTATTACGAATAAATTCACCATCATTGGCAATTTGTTTACTCTCATCACCACGTTTAAACAACCAATAGCAATAAAAGCCATGACGATTTATCCAACGTAAATAAATTCCATCCGTGCATTCATCAACTAAAAGCCTCACGTTTACAGCCATATTCGTCAATGCATGAAAAGTAAAATCAAATGTATTGTCGAACACGTTTGCCCCCACACTCGTTCCCGGCAATTTCAATACGACCTCATTGTTTGCATCAATTCCATTCAAAGTAATATTATACACCTTTCTTTCAGACAATGTAATAGCTGGTAAAGAAATGCTGTCAGCGGTCACACTCACATTAGCATTACCGGCCGTATACATTCCTACCGTAAACGGAAGGTTTTTAAACCACGTCAATATACGATTTCCATTATACCGTTCACCCACCTTCATTGCCCCCCAAATGATGAACGTATTGAATTGAAAACTTTCAGACATTGAACTGTCCGAATAAAAGTCAATATCTACAGAGAACACACGTCCTACCCCGCTATCTTTCGGAATCGTCTGTGAATAATCAATTTTCCCAAATTCTACAGTGTCAAATGTAGACTGCATGTAAAACGACACATCAAAAAAGCATGCATTATTAAACAGAGCCCTCTTCTCCTTGTATGAAATTTCAGAAACGATATCAGTCACCGTCACCTCCACGTAATCCCAAGCATGCCCGTAAATGTTTATCACTACCGGATTAAAACAGAAAGATATTTCATCCGGATATTCTATGGTTGTTTCCCCTATCTTATGAGTTCTCATTACTATGTAGATTTATATGTGTCACATCATCAACGAGTATATCAAACACACGGTCCATAATGTCCCGTATTGTTTGCTCCACGTCCGTTGTATATATATCCTCGTACGTACCAGAGCGATAAAGTGATGTGCCCTCTGTTGCTATCTTCCGGGCCACAAGGTATGCAAATGACCTTGGTCTCTCCACTTGGATACCCTTGTCTATCATCCATTGCTGAATAATCTTATAGAATCCTTTCGGTACTTTCCCCGAGGCACGTCCCACCTCCAGAACTCCGAACGCTTGACGACCATAAAGAGTACCATGATTATCATCCACGACAACGTGCAGGCTCTTGATAGTTTTGCCACTTGCACGCTGCCCAGCCCGTATATGATTTTCTATGATGCGCTGCCGAAGATTATCCAACTCCTCACACAATATCGCCTTTACCTCTTTCCTCCTATCTTCCATAACTAGCACATGGGCGCTCCTTGAACCTCTTTCAATTTCAATTCTATTACTATTCCAGTAACATTTACATCCAGCTTATCATAGAAAACGGAATAAGGGACCTCATCGCTTACCCACTCAAACAGCCCGCTCCTATTCAACTCACGGATAAATTGAACTGCATACCCTTTGCACCTCTCAATAACCTCATCATTCTCCACCCCGTCAAAATCAAACGCCGTCTTGTCTACAAAAGCAATCATGCAATTTGGGCAATCTCTTAACTGAGTCCTTGATATGACGAACTTCCCAGATGCAGGAAGCAGATTTATAATGGCCGGCAATGGCATCTTATCCAGCCGAACGTTGGCGGTCACCCAGTTATCAAATAAATAGGTAACTCCTTCCAGCTTCTCTGCGATAGAAGCGATTTTCCTTTCTACACTTATATTCATTGCTTATTCTGATATATTTCTCGTAATCGACGTTCATAACGTATTTTCTCCGCGTCCATATCAAGACACTTGTACACTCTTACCCATAGAACACTCTCTACCTGCTCATGGTCAGTTATCCCCATACGGGTAGCATAGTAATCTACCAAGCCAAACAACCCGAACGAAAGCTTATCCACTCCGGCACGTCTTTCTTCCGGAGTCGGTGCCACGCTTGTAGTTTCAAAGAGCTTGGTAATACGTTCAACTTCCCTAGTTACCCATGTGGAGAATCCCAAAATATCCGCTGCTTCATACTTCTCTATCTTATCAATAGGCAAACCGAGGACAACACGACATGGAACCATTATACAGTCTATTACATTGCGTACGGATTGCAGTTCCATCAACTGACCTATGGTGAGGTCGTTCAGAGTCTCCGGAACTCTGACACCTGCGACAAAGTCCGGTTTAGGCAACTTTCCTATCTGCTCCAACAATTCAGCAGCATTGCTCGCCACGTCACTCAATATCAAAAACTCTTTTACTGTCATATCTGTCCTAATTTTGCTTTTGGTCTTTTAGGTATCGGTTTTATACGAAAAAGCATTGCCATTATCAACATGTCGAGGTAATCCGGAGAATGCCCGAGTATATCTTTCATATTCTCCTTGCTGATTATCCCTTTCTTCCGGGTATCGGCATCTATATGGTCTTGCTTCAAGACGGACAATTCTTCCATTATGCGCTCTCTTTGCGCTTCCGTACATATAATTCTTATCTGCCGATTATTTATTAGCTCTGCAAGCTTAAATGCACATTCAGATTTCAGGTTGTCGTACTCTGGATTAATTGGTCGGGTACCACCATGAAATTCTTTGATACCATTCAAATAACTTTCAAGGTAGCTTCCAAGTCCATCACTATCAACTATCATCATGCTACGTGGAATCTTCCACTGTATCATCATGTTTTTAAGGTCCGTCTCAATAGATTTACCCGTGCTATATTCCTGGTCTAACCGGATATAACACACATTACCCACCCAGTGCCCCCCGACAAAACGGTCGCGTCCTTTCATGGCAAGGTCAGCTGCTCCCGTCGATAATCCTATCGGTTTTACGTGCTCATTTGCGAATAGGTCACAAATAGCATCATAATCACAGAGTGCTGTCGGGTCGTTGTCATACTCCCAATTACCATAGTACAAGCGCTCCTTTGTCACTTTGTCCCTGGTATTGCGGAGCGTATCTATGTAGTCCTCGGTAGCGTAGGGATTATCCTGCACCAATGCTTGAATAAAAGCGTATGGGGCTTCCAGCTTGCCTTCTTTCCACGGTTTGTAGAACTCACGATAAAGCCAGTTCTTCTTTGGATTGCAAGTGATAAGTATCTTCCCGGATATTCCATACACATCATTCAAGTGCCGTCCTATACGCGTCTTCAAAACCTCAAATGCGAGGTAGTGAACCTGCCCGGCTTCTTCAATCCACCCTCCAGTAAACTCCTTGGAGCCCAATCGCTCATACATCGGGTCTTTGACGGGATAATATGTCAAGTCAAGAAAGATGATTTCCGACCCATTCCCTAAAAGTATACCGTCATTGGTCTGCTTGTAGTCAGTGAATCGATGCCACTTTGCCACCTTGTCGAAAGTGACAGAGATAGACTCACGGCTATCTTTCAAATTATTTCGGCCAGCGAACCATCGAGTGCCCGGGAGATAGTAAGCACATTGCATAAGCCATTCACACCCAAGCCATGACTTTCCACCTCCACCAGCTCCACCATAACACAGAAATTTCGTAACATCGTCACGAAGGTAGTTATAGGCTAACCTCTGCTTTATATTGACCTTATATCCCATTACTTGACTTTCTCCGCATCTTCTGTATATGGTAGAAAATTAAATCCTTTGAACTCTTTTCCTGCATTCGTATGGTCCACTTCCTGCTTGTCAGCAAGCCCTAACTTTCGGGCAATGATATTCGCATTGAAAGCTCCAACGCACGCTCCTTCAAACTGCTGCGTCTCGATGGTTTCCTCCACGCGTGCGATGACCTCCAAAAAATCTTCATCATTCTTATTTCTACATTCTGTACGAAAGGTGCTCCACCATTTGGATGAAGCGCCTACATAAATACAGAATCCGGTTAGGGAATACGGACGAGAAGTCGGGGAAACTTCTTGTTGTACTTGTTGCTCATTGACTGTCTCCACCTTCTTCCCTTTCTTCCTTCTTACCGGAACTGTCTTTTGAATGGCCTTTTTAGATAACCATGGGTTTTCATCGCACCATTGGAAATACTCACATGCCGCCTCCCATAAGAGTTCTGGCGTGGAAAAGAGCTTATCCCTTCCGTGCTTACTTCTTAACATCCAAAATTTATTTCCAGTTGGTGCCGCCATCTTATTTTTTCTTGAATCGTTCGTCCAATATCTTAGGAACAGTGTTATTCCAATTAATCACGTGGTGCAATCTTTTCGTTTCCTCGCTATGGCCCATCACGCCCACCTTCACAGAGGATGGCATCATCATAACCGTATAAAAGCTCTTGACATACGTCCCTTGACTCATGTATATATCCGTCATACCTCCTTTATTCTTCTGTGTCTGCTTCTGGTTTAGCGCCACTTGTGGAACCTGCAGAAGCAGACATCCCCTGCTCCCAAGTGTGGTATAGGTGTTCACATCTTCATTAATGCGACCAACGAATTGGAACGGTCTATCTACGGAACAGATGAAAGAATTCATCGCTTTCCGTTTCATCTTCTCGCCTTTCAAAATATCGTTCTCCTTTCCTCCTACAAAATCGCCTCTCTGAGCCATAGCCAAAGTGAGAGCCGGAATACTTTCATAAAAACGTAGCATAGCTTCAAATACCACGTCCAATTGCTTTATCGCCCTCTGTTTGACTATACCATCTCTACCATAAGTAAAAGAAAACACATCGTAATCATCATCCAGTTCTATGAAGTATTTGTAGCCAAGTTTTCTTGCTATCTGAAAGCAAGCATTACGCGCATAAACAATAGCTCTGCGATCATCAAAATTATCCGCTTCATCAAAAGTCTTTGCAATCTTTGGTTTATCGAACATTACAACGTTTTTATATTTCGCGTAATACTCTGCGGCCACTTTATCTTCATTGTCTATCACATAAACAATCGGTCCCGTATAGCCACACTTCCGCAGTGTCTTATCTGTAATGACGGAACCGGCACGGCCATGCGTCAGTATGAATGCTGCAAAATCACTCCTCATCTTCAGTATCCTCCAGCATTATTTCATAAATATCTTCCTTGAATCTGGAATAACCGTTCTCTATCGCCTTATCAAAGTCTATTATCACCAGCGCAGACGCTTCCATCAGTTCCTGAATCTCTTTCTCCTGATGGGCGTAGAACTCTGCTATCCGTCCGTAATCGAATACAATATGTCTCAATGCAGCTATCCGAAGGAAAGACTTCACATTTTCCGGAACGTTTGAATTATCTATTTCCGAAATCAGTTCTTCATATTTGCTTTTATCATAGAGAGAATTTATTTCCGGGCATACAGGGCTTTTAGGCTCATACACCGGAGCTTCTATCTTTTTCGTGTATTTATTCCGGGCATCACTTTCACTATCTACCAGACTATCATAGTCAAAATCAAAGTTTAATCCCCAACCCATCAAAGATTCTGCGTCCCACTCCTTCAACAGTTTTTCATCCCATGTACCATTATTCACGTTATCACGGATAATAATCTCCCGTTCTCGTTCTTCTGTCAACCCATGAAGCAGAACCGTCGGCACATCAGAAAGTCCTAGTTCTACACTGGCCTCATACCGTTGGTTTCCGGCTATAATCACCAGTTCCCCAGTCCGGTCAGAGAGTATGATGGGACGTGCTTCGAAGTAGTCCGGATTACTATGAATAGACTCTTTGAGTATCCGCATCTGCTCCTCTGATATGGTTCTGGGATTGTTACCCAGTTTTTTAAGGTCTTCTATTTTTCTATAAATTATCTCCATTGGCACACTATTTTACGTTACGAAAATAAAGATACCGAATAATCCACGAACGGACTATCTGGTATCAAAGAAGTTACTGACAAGATTTGGCAGAAGATTTTGTTTTAGACAGCAATACCTTAAATAAATCCAAATCTTCAATTTAACAATTACACCGTTAATGGTTAACAAATACATTTACCAGCTAAACCATGTTATAAGATAGCAGCACAAAGGCTCATAATTTGCACAACTCCCACAAATCCGTACATTTGCAATGTGTTTTTCATAGTATTAGATTAAGGTTAATAAAAAAGATTGGCTGTCTGGGAAGACAGCCTTTTTTGTAACCATTGGCAATATCTTTTCTTTATTAATCACCTGGTCGTTCATACCGTTTCTTCAATTGTTTCAAGACTATTTCCATTCCGTTATCCAACCCTTTCTTATAGCCGGACATATGTTCACCTATGTTGTAAACCAAACAGCCTGCAACAATAAGGACAACCCCTAAAGCTCTATGCCAATAAGGGAGTGATATGCTGAACGGCGAAAATGTCAACCGGAAATGCCCGATAAACAATACTGCGATGATGAATATCGCAATAAAGAAAATGAGGTCTGTTTTCATATCTATTCCTTATATTAAATTGGGGTTATCGTAAATATTACCTGCAATCTCATATCTATGCCTAAATTTATCCGAAAAAGTAAAATTGAAATACGTTACATTTTCTTTATCAAGCGTAAAGTCGTGCAAGACGAATCTACAATCGTAAAACTCAACTATTTGCGGTCGAATTATTTCCGGTCTATTTTCCAAATGAGCATGTCCCGCCATGTCGGAATAAAAAGTGAAATTTATAATATCGCCTTCATAGATTTCTTTCCCGTCCTTATCGCACAAGCCGGTGAACTGCCCAACGGTTTCAGCCCATACGTCGTAGCAGCAGCCGTCTTCCGGAGAATATATCCTTGCCTTGTCCGTAAAGATAAGCCCGTTTTCGTCCCTTCCGGCAGTATAGAAAAAAGAGAGAAATCCATATACCCATTTCCCCGTATCAGTACTCTTTCCTCTGAATTTTATTTCACGCCTCATACTCACTTTTCCTATTCTTTAATTTGTTATACTCATCCTCAATACATTTATTGATTTTAGCGGCTTCCTCGTACCGTTCCTCTTCAATCAGCTTACTTTTCAGCCATTGAAGCTGATTCATATAAATAACATCATCACGGTCTGAAACCCTACGGGTGTATTCCCTTATCTCATTCAGCTTGTCCTCCATGCGCCTATGCCATCTGCTTACCATGATTAGGACAAATCCTAATGCAACGGCATTGAATAAAGTGATGGAGATTTTAATTATCAGTTCCACGGTTTCCATAATCATATAAGTTTTAATGCTTCCTGTAATCCTGCTTCAAGTGCTTCCTCGTAGGTATTAAATTGATTGGTGAAGCAATTTTGGATGATATGTTTATGTTTATTGCTGCCAACGACATATATATCCCAATAATAAAATTCTACTTCGGTTTTAACGACTTCTCCTATCTTATTATAACTCTCTACTACTTTAGGAGTAGAGAGTACATGTAGGTTCTTGTTTTCGCGCAACCACCTTTGAACTACCGATTGAGGTGGAACAGATAGGTATTTATAACAATGATGCAAAGTAGAAACATCTATAAGATATTTCCTTTGTAGAAACCCTTTCTCTTTCAGCAGCTTCGCTGTCTCTAATGTTACAAGTTCTTCGGTAATAGCTGTATAAATAGTCTAATTGTTAGAACAATAGTCGTAATGATAAAGATTAATGCAAAATGTTTCCATATTTTTGCAGTAACCTCTAAACTGTGCTTCTGCTTATTAAACTCGCTTAACGCATAGTTCAAAGCCTCGTCTTTCAATCCTTTAAACTTATCTTCCAAAACATTGGTTATGTCGTCTGCAATAGCATGCTTCACCTCTTCTGATACGGATTCCGGATATCCTCTTTCATCATAATTCAATTCACTTAACAAATTACGATGAAACATATAAGGTATTCCATTTACTTCATAGGAAAGCTTGATACCGCTTTCTTTGACATATCTTAAAAACTTTTCCTCTGCAATCTCATTTATCCTTTCCTGGTTGAATTCTGACTGCTTCTTTATCTCGTTAAAATATTCCTCGTCAACAATTACACAGTTGTTTTCAAGTTTCATTACATGTGCTTCCATTGTTTATTCCTCCTATTTCTTGTTTTGATTTCATAATTCGTAAGATAAAATTATAGCCGTTAATGCAATGAAAATGATTGCTACTATCAAGGCGATAGATAGACATTCCTTTTCGTATTCTCCATCTTCCGATGGTGTGTTTTCGTTATACCAATCTAATGGATGTTTTAATTTCATAACTTCTCCTCCAGCTTATCCAAAAGTTCTTTAGATAACATTTCACAATAATAAATATTATCTATCATTGTGTCATCAGAACTTATATCTGCCTTAAACCTCTTAACAAGTACCCAGCCATACCATTTTTTCACTTGAACGTCAAAAATGTGGTCAAAAAGTCCGTATCTGTATATTCTGTACTTTTTCATTGTTATTCCTCCTTATCTGTCTTAATATCCGTTACTTTGCCGCAATTGACAAAACGTTCTTCTGGATTAAACTGTCCGGCAATTATTGTACATAAGGATGGTTCTTCGTCAAAATTTAAATTACATTTTTCGTGAAGACTGCAATGACTGCATGGGTCATTGCCACGTACTGGTACTAACTTATGCAATACCCCATCAATTATTATTCCGTTCTTTACTTCCATAATCAAATACAATTAGGGCATTCTGCCGATTTGTTACCTTTATTGTCTGTATACACATAAACATTTTCTCCCTTTGAAGAAGTCACGTCAACCAAGCAGCCGCATTTTGTACACTTTCTATGTGCATTGTTAGGGTAATTAATCCATCTATGCCCTTTTCTATTGGCTGCTCCCGGTTTTGTCCCATTCCTAAATCCCATATCTAACAATTTTATTTTTCTTGCAAAATCTGATTGAATACCTCACTGCCTTCCGTATGTCCTCATACTCCTTTATACTGTACACGTTGTATGTACGGAGCTTTTTCATAATCTCCTCTTCCATGAAAGGAAGAATCTCTTTCTCAAACCTACTCATAGCATCAAAATAATATCTATTCTTATACACTCTTTAGGTTGAGATAAAGGTTCTGATTCTGTGTTTTCCCGATATACATAAACTATATTGGTTTTCAATCCGGTTTCTAATTCGATATTTTCCAGAATCCGGGCTATCTCCATTTCTGCTTTCGCTTTCTTTATTTTTGCTTCTTCTATATTCATATCAATCACCATTTAAAACATCCAACAACTCTTTCGCTCTCTTATAGGTATCAAAGCCCTTTACATTCACCCATTCGGATGAAATACGTTTGTCTTTTCTGACTTGTACCCAATATATTATTATGGGGATACAACCGTTGTACCCTTCTCCTCGTGTGATTCTGTACCTTTCCATATTAGTCTCCTTTCTCCTTAATCCGTTCCAGTACATCCTTGTTTGCTTCGAGTATCTCATCGAATGAGGGGATGGGCATCCAATGAGTAACATATCCAGTCTTGATGTAGGGATATATCCATTTATTCACTTCTCGCATTGCCATTTCATCAATACTACCATCAACATATTTCACTTGACACATGCCTTTTGCTTGTTTGTTAGGTATTGCATCCTCAACGCTTATCCACGGGGATTGCTTTGCCTGCCATTCGGCACCAGCTTTGAAAGCATCATATACATCTACTCCATCCCATTCTGGAAATTCTATACTTGGATTTGAATTGGGATGATTTGCTACATATTGTTTAGCTGTTTCTTCTACTGTCTGTCTCATAACTATTTAGAATATTGTTGTCTCTTTGTACAAGTACCAGTACCAAATGTACCAATCGGGCAATCATCACAATAAAAAGTTACGCTTCTATAATCTGCATCACTTCCACATGGATGTTCACTAAGCTCCATAACTTTATCATTCAGAAGCTGTACATCTTCTTTGAGCTTATTTACTTCAGCAATAGGGGCTAAAGCTCTATATTCTTGTTCTGTTAATATGTATTGCATAATTTATTCCTTTCTAAATTGTTATGCTCCAATTATCTCATCATTGATACGAAATATGCTATCGCTCACAAAATCGTATATCTTATACATAAGTTCCGGTTCCTGTTCCTTTGGGGAATAGACCATTACTCTTTTGCCTGCACCTTTCATCCATCCTGCTTCTGTGTTAGCAGACCGACCACAAGGAAGAACCATAACACCTGTCTCTTATACACATCTCCGAGCCCACGAGACACTGAGCGATCTCGT